GCTCGGCGTCGTGCGTGACCTCTGGCGGGACTACCCCCTTAAGCCCCTCCGCCATGTCATTGAGATCAACGCCATAGCCGCGGGCAAAAGTAACGAAAGCGCCGACCCCGCCGCCGTAACCCATAGCGAGCTCAAGGACTTTGCCCATCTGGCGCTGGGGCTTGGTCACAGTCTCTACCGGAACATTGAAAGCCCTGGCGTAAGTCAATTTGTAGAGATCAGGGCCAGTGCCGGCGTCGTACGCCCGGAAAGCTTTCAGCTTCCAGTCCTCGCCGGCCATCCAAGCAAGCACCCGGCCCTCAATATTGGAGTAATCCGCGACTACCATCTTGGAGCCCTTGGGAACCGTGATAGCCCCGCGCAGGCACTGCGCAAGCTCCCCTGCGAGGTCGGAAGAGAAATCCAGAAGAGAGCCGTCCAACGTTTCCTCGATGCGCTCCTCAATCTGTTTGGGCGAGAGCGTCTGCCGGGGAAGATTTTGCGGCTGCATATGGCGCCCCGAAAATCGACCGGTTCGCGAAGCGCCGCGGAATTGAAGCCCACCGCGGAGACGGTTATCTGAATTCACACAGTCAAGAATGGCCTGATACTTCTTTACGCTGGCTTTCGCAGACGAAAGCCGGATTCTTAAAAGCTCCCGCATCGGCTCAGGGATTGAGTCATCCTCAATCAGCCGGGACACTTCAGCTTTCTGGAGATTCTTCAGCTCAATGCCAAAGCGCTTCGCCAGATAATCAATCGTCGCCTGGGTGCGGGTTGTGGAATCAAGCTCGCCCCCCGTCAATTCCGCTGTGCGAAGCCTGCTTTTCTTTGCCCCCTCGGCCATCAGGTCAATCGCCGCGCGGGCAAGATCCACATCCATCAGCATGCCCCGGTGATTAATCTCGTCATCCAGCAGCTGAAGACGATGCTCGGCCTCTGTCAGATTGAAACGCGGCAATTTCTTATAGAGCGCCCGTTCCGCCTCCACATCAAGTCGGCAGTAATTCACGAAGCGCTCCCAGTCTTCCGGACGCTCTTTCTTCGTGAATCTCATCGCGGTCGGATCATCATGGCCATAAGCGTGCGGCTTGCAGAAAAGCTGAACCAGCCGACGCCCATCTTTATCTTTGGCGACGTCCTTTGGCATCCGGTAGACCTCGCAGAGATCCCCCAGAGCGCCCGGGAGCCCGTGCTGATAGGCGATTACCATAGTGTCAATAATCTGAGAGCGGGGGATAGCTACCTTCACCCCGTTCTTATTCAGCGCGAGAACATTAGTGTCAAAGTTCATGCCGTTGTGCCAGACGATAGACGCCTGGCAGGCAAGAACTTCTTTCAGCGCGACCCGGAGATCTTCGGGCATCGGCCCGGCTGTTACGTCCCAGACACGAGCCGGCTGATCATCTACCGCGTAGCCCCAAAGCAGGACTTCAGTCGAAGGGTCTTCCGCGTAGCGGTAAGCCCCTCGGCTGATCGGGCACTCGCTGTAGGTTTCCAGATCTGAATAAACCAGCATGGCCCGCCCCGTTAGATGAAGTCTTCCTCGCCTGCTTCCTCAACCCCGGTATCGCCCAGGTCTTCAAAGTCGTCACCGCAGGTTTCGACCGAAGACGCACCCGCAAGCAGGGCGTCTTCGCGCACAAGCTGGACGCCGTTCAGGTAGAAAGCAAGACCGCCGCCCTCCTTGTTGTGGCAGAAAACATCAACGGATGCGTTCAGCCAGTAGCCCGGCTGGATCCGGCTCTCCTGCTCAGGCGGGATATCCTTCTTATGCTGGTCAAGGACCTTCGGGCCGTTAGGCGCCTTTTCCGCGTCAAGCTTCGGCGTGATCATCAGATCCTCGGTATCGCCATAGGGCTTAATGGGGAACTTGGTAACGCCAGTCTGCTTGAATTTGCGGAGTCTTGCCTCAGAATCTGCCGGGCCGTATTGTTCAACCACCGCCTTTCTGATCGCGGCATAGAGCTTCTTCTCGTTTTCGCTTCCCTTCGTAATGATGAGACCGACCGAAAATTTTCTCTTGCCCTTGAAATCGTCAGGCCTGAAGAGCTTCGGCCATACACAACGAACATCACGAAGAATAAGACGAACGGATTTCGACATTTTTCACTTTTCCTTTCTTAAATAAAATCGAAGGGGTCTTCAGCCTCTTCACTCATGTTTTCCTGCTGAGCCGCAGCGGGCGACGGGAGCTCTTTCACGGGCTCACTTTCAATCACATCGAAGTCATCAGCAATTGACGCGAGGATGGCGGGACGCGGATCGGACGCCGGGGCGATAACGGGTTTCCCTTCTTCCTGCGCAATCAACTGCCGCATTGAATTCCACTGGCGGCTGCCGATGACACCCGCCTTCGCCGCTTTCTCTGCCTTCGCCGGGCTGATAAGCTTTTTCTCATAGAGCACAGCTTTACTGATCCGCATGGCGTTAAGGGTTCCTTCGGCCTCAGGGAGCCACTTGCGCGCCCCTTTACGGCCTGCGACAAGCTTCCAGCCAGGGAGCTCTTCGCCCTGCTCGAGGCGAGAGCGAGCCGCCGCCCGGCAGGCGTCGCACCAATCCTCGATCGTCTCGAGCCAGGGGAGCACCCGCGCGAGATGCTCAGCGTCTGCCGAGACCTTGATCGCCTTCTCCACCTGGGGCTCTCCCTCCTGACCCGCGGGCTTAAGCGGCTCAGGCGGCGCGATCACATCGAAATCCCGCCCGATCTCTTCAGAGACCTTGGCGGCGAGCGCCGGGCACACGGCTTTTGCTTTGCAGAAATGGCACTGGGCTTCCCCGGGAATAAGCTTCGGGGCGTACCAGTAGCCGTCCTCCGCCTGAGTAGTCCACCTCTCACCGGGAACCGGGGAGAGCCTCGACTTTTCAAGCTGCTCCGTCGCAAGAGCGGCGGCCGGCTTGATCACGCCGAAAATGAAATCGTTGAACTCACGATTAGCCGGCGACCAGATCGACGGCTCTGAATTAATCCGGGGCTGAAAAATCACGATCTCAACACTGGTAGCCGGCGCCGCGAGACCGGCGCCCACCGCGTTCAGCCTCGAAAGCAGCGCCGCCGCATAGATAGAGAGCTGACCGTTGTGATCTGATGGAACCTGAACTCCCATCCCGTACTTGAAATCACAGACAACCAGGCGTCCGGACTTTTGGAGACACCAGAAATCCACCGTGCCGTGAGCTTTTTCCCCCGTTACGGTCTCAAGATCTACCGGATCCTCATAGGCAAACCGGACGGCGCCGGAATCGGCGTTGATGTAGCCATTCGTAAGCCGCGCCCAGGCTCGGGCACATCGGATCATCTCATCGTCGTACCCCGAGAGATCGGGGTCCGGCGCTTTTCCCGCCTTGTTCATCCCTAAGGCACAGGCGAGTTCGTGAGCCTTTGTCCCTTCCTCCGCATATGGAGATGTCGATTCGGGCAGATCCTTTGAGAGCCAAACCGAACCCGGGCAGTGCCCCCAGGTATTCCAGCCGCTCGGGCTTAAAATTCCGTGCGCCATGGCTAGAGCGCCCCCGCCTCATGCTCGAGAACCGTCAGACGGTCAACGAACTGCTGAAGCGCCGCGCCCCGAAGGTCGGAAATCTTCCGCACCCCCAACGAGTGGACAAGGTCACGAAGCTGGCAGCGGTAATTTTCTGACGCCTTCGAGAGTTTCAGCGTCCGTTCACAAACAGAAGTCATCACATCGGGCGGCGGGACGTCACCGGATTCAGCCGCCGGCGCTTCCGGGGCGGCTTTTTCCATTTCTCCCGCTTGTTCAGCCTGAGAAACGTTTTCCGTTTCCTCAGGCTCCGCCGTTTTTTCTTCCGTTTTTTCCCCGGAAACGGTCGGCGTTTCTTTCGGGGTGGACGGAGCAGAATCCGCGTTAAACGCGCCCGCCGCCGCGTCAGGATCGCCGCTATGAGGCGCGGCGGAAACTGCCGGGCTTTTCTCTGTCGACTCCGCGGCCGCGGCTCTGCGCTCGATTAAAGCGGCGCAGCGCTCAAACGCCTTCGCAAGTGCCGCCATAGCGACGGCCTGAGACTCCAGGGCAAGGGTATTTTTCTCTAAAACTTCCTCCAGCATCTTTTTTTCTCCTTTAAAGGCTGGTTACTGGTGATGCGTAAGATCTTTTTCCGTGGGCGGTCTGCCCAGCTTTTCGCGTGGGGTGTACTAAAGGAGAAAGACGCCAGGCGAACCGCCCACGGAAAGAGACCGATAAACAATTAAGAGATCAGGGGATCGGCGGGCATTCCGTGGCAACTCTTGCATAAATAAGAAGGTCCGCCGCCGGGAAGACCACGAGGAAAAGAAAAGCTGTAAAGGCGATGGCACCAACCAGGCAGAGCGCGAATTTTTTACCGTCCGACATTTTCGAGCCTCTATATAAAAGAAAGGGGGCTACGCGCTTTTCTCTTTTGCGCGTAGCCCCCTAGAAGACCAAAATACTAGGAATCAAATTGTTTCCGGTTCAGATCAGTTTCAGCATGACCCTTTTATAAAAGCTGCT